ACACCGCAGCGTAGTACTGTCCGTTGTTGACGCTAGACTCGAAGTCGTTATCATACAATAGGTACACCTCCTCAAAACGCTTGAAGAGATCCATCATCACCTTATGGTTGGGCTTAGTGCCTTCAGACTGCATAGCTGTAGCTGGGATACCCAGTGTTTTCCACAGGCACATAGCGTCCTTCCTAGATGATGTAATGATGAGTCTCTTCCCCTGAGGAGGCAGGAGAGTCCACAGGTTCCACACTGAGGCATCGGTGTTAGATAGCCACTTGAGCTTCTGACTCTTCGGCTGGTAGACCTTGATGTGCATACGTCCGTCCTTATTCTCTACATAGGCGTAGGATAGTACCTCCGCTGGGAAGGTCTTATATCCACTGCCTCTGTTGATACTGATAGTCTTGACAGCATACACACCGAACTCCGCAAGGTCCTTAGTGGTGATACCATAGGCAGACCAATACTTCTCATCCACCGCACTGAACTCGCGCGTAGTGACTGATATGTCTATGATCTGATCTACAACCTCCATCTGTAACCTGTTGTGATTCTTGATAGTCTTGTTCCCGAAGTCCTCGATGAGCTTGGCTCTTGTCTCGCCTGTGAGCAAAGATATCAATTTTAACACAGACCCTGATTCGCCGGTCCCATGATCCTTATAAAGAATGCCTCCCTTTCGACCTTTGAAGATCGAGAAGGAGGCACCTCTATCTAGTCTCATCGGAGATCTGATGAGGCAGGGGATCCTCTCCACGCCAAGGTATTCCTTTAGCATGGCGAGGTCCCGAGCTTCATCTATGAACCGGTCACCATCTACTGTTCCCAGTCCAAACGCCATTAGAACGGAGCTGGCTCATTAGCGAAGGGATCGTCATCACCAGTTGCCTGAGCTCCACCTGCGAGGGGATCAGCGGTATTAGCACCACCGAATGGATCATCATCCCCGGAGAGCTCAGCACTGCTTGCCGTAGCTGCACCTACGTTCTTAGGCGTGGAAGCAAACGTAGAGATCGTGTTAGCTGCGAATGGTGCGATAGCGTCCGTAGAGAACTGATCCTTGATAGACCCACCGAAGGCAGCAAGCTCATCGATGTGCTTAGCTACCTGCTTGTTGATATAGGTAGACTTAGCGTAGGACGTGAAGAAGAGACGATTGTAGACCGACTGGTAGAATACCGATGGGTTATCCTTGTCCTGTCGAGCCGTGAACATCAGCTTGATGGCACGAAGCTCACCGACCTTCACGATACCCTTCAGCTCCTTCATCTTACCAGCGAGGAGGCTCTTGATATCATCGATGCAGCACTCAGCTTCCTGAAGGTTAGCAATAGGGAGCCACTGCTTCGTATTGCTGTCGTACTGATGCGTCTCAGGGATCTGCAGGAACGTGCGGATGAACTTCACAAGATCTTCCTCACCACGTACAGCTCGACGGAAGCCAGGGAAGATGCGAGCCTTGAAGCCGCTGTCATACACGACCTCCTGCTTAGCCTCCACCTGCTCGGCCGTAGCCCATGCGGTGTTACCATACTTGTCGATTACCTGATAGCGGATGGGTTTTCCGTTGTCGCCCTTAGACTGGAAGAACTCCTTATAGAGACGGAAACGGATAGAAGAGTTGAGCTTGCGCCCATCTGCCATCTCCTCAAGGGTCTCTACGTGGAAGACGATGTCTACGTAGTCTACGGTGCGCTGTACGTTGCCCTGCTCGTCCTTGTACTCTGCGGTACCAGAATACTTAGGCTCGTCACGTTCGATCTTACGACCAAGGATCTCGCTGAGCTCAGCGTTGGTAGGGTTTACTGCGGTGATACGTACAGGTGTGATACCTACATACACGTCACGTGCTTCTGAGTTGAGGGAGAGCGACTGATTGTTTTCGCCTTTTGCAAATGCCATAATACTTGTCTTGTTATGTTGTTATGAATGGTTCTTGATTAGTTGAAGGGTAGATCATCGATGGATGAGGAGAAGGGATCCTTGTGCTCTTCCTCATGATCGTAGCTCGAGGGGTGGACGAACTCCGTTGTGTCAGCATCCTCTACTGGGATGACTTCATCATCCTCTTCCTCAGGATCGAGATCTGATACCTCCTCTTCCTCAGGAGCGTCGAGGTCTGGCTGTTCTTCTTCAGCTTCTTCCTGGTCCTCCTCACTAGGGATGACTACTACGATCTTCATCTGTTCGTCGTGACTGAGGTCGGCAAACTCCTTGGGGCTGAGACCACCGGTGAGCTTCTTGAGGTGCTCAGCGTTGAGGTCGATGAGTGTCTTGTAGGATTCTTCCTCTACACCCATAGCCTCTATCTTCTTGGCGTAGCGAGCTCGTACAGCCTCAGCCGCTCGCTGTGCTGCACGCTGAGCCTCTTCCTCACACTTAGATGCTACTACTGTCTTCTTCTCCTCAAGACCGGCTACCTTAGCGTTGTAGTCTTCGATGACCTTGAGGATCCAGCGCATTGCTGTTACTTCTGTTCTTGATGCCATGCTTATAATTGTTAATGGTTATTACTTGATCTCTGCGGCTGGCTTGGCTGGCTTAGCTGCAGAGGGCTTTTCTTCCTTCTTAGGAGGCTCTACCATAGTCCCTTCTTCCTCATAGTACTCACGTGAGATGTCTAGGACTTTCTGAAGGTCGTTATCGATGTACCTCTCCTCAAACATACCTACAGGTGACTTAGCTGGAATTGTGAAGCCATGTCGCTTAGTCCTGCGAGTGATGAAGCGATAGATAGGTTCGTCTTCCTCATCATCAAACTCTACGTCTGTGAAGAGGGTGACGGTGACAAGCTCCAGTGGGTTAGACTGCTTGTCTACGAGCTTACCTACTGAGGAGAGCTTGTACTCTGGAAATTCCAGTGTGGTGTCGTCGTCCTTCTCTATGTGCATCATCAGGACTACCTGTAGGTCTGCACGCTGCTTAGAGAGGAAGTAGAGTAGCTCCTGGAAGTTCGCTGCCATGCGGTTGAACTTGTCGTAGCCCTTCTCTCCAGCTCGGATAGTGTTGAAGCTCTCGTTACGCATCAGGTAGATCGTATCATCGATAACGACGGTCTTGATATGCTTGAGAGGACCATCAGCCTTGGTAGAGGCGATGAACTTCATGATCTGATGGTAATCGTCAGTCTCTACGAAGTTGCGGTTCTGCGTGTTGAACTTCTTCTTGTAGCCACGGAAGGGGATGTCCTTCAATGGTACGACGTTGATGATCAGCGTCTCCTCAGGCCTGAGGTTGCGCATTGAGTAAGACTTGCCTGTACCAGTCTTACCAGCGACAATGATTGCTTTTGCCATGCTTATTACTTACGAAATGTTTCTATTAGTTTGAGGTCGTCAGCTACAGATCCATCCTCACCTTCCGGCTTCTTAGCCTCCTTGAAGAAGGCCATTGCTCCACAGAAAATAAGTCCGATCGTACTTCCAACCTCTCCGTCCCTATTCTTTTCGATTGATAGAAATCTGATGTTATCTCTGTACTTCTTGATATCATACCCTGCGTACTGAGGGATGTCGTGTACAGCTGGTGAGTAGATCCCCATCATAACATCAGCATCCCTATATGTGTACTTAGTGTCTGCTAGACCTGAACGTGTAGGTCGAGTGCGCTTAGCCTTGACAGCTTCCTGCGTCTCATTCTCCCCTGACTGCTGCTGTACTACCACAGGTATGAACTTGTAGAAGTTGGCTGCCTTCTTCTTGAGATACTTGCTCAGTCGGTCCATAGAGGCCTTGAGAGACTCACCCTTGCTCGGCGTGATTAGAGAGAGGTGGTCGATCCAGATGATCACGTACTTGTTATCATCTGCAATCTTGTAGGACTCCGGTACCTTGGTAGTGGTGATCACCCCGGTCACTTCATCCGTCTCTTCCTTCTCCTCGTATTCTATGGTGCCGTGCATATCGGCGTATCTGTCTACATCATACTCTATCCCCTCCATCGTATCAGCCGTGCTGAAGTACATACAAGACTCAAAGTATCTGAGGAAGGACTGAAAGTCCCTTGTCTCCATATACTTCTTCGTCTCCTCATCGATCTTCTTCTCAGGGTGAGTACCCTTGAGGACCGACTTAGGGACGATCTTCTTGATGTTACGATAGAGTAGGTAGCTGATGAACCTCAGCATAATATCTTCCTGCGTCTCCTCAAGAGGAAATGCTATGACATTGACCTTGGTACGCCCACCAGAGTAGAACGCCTTGAGGATGGGCTCAAAAAGGAAGTAGGCACAGGTAAACTGCGATTTACCTCCATTCGAGTATGCCGTAATCAGGTGATACGTTCCTCTCTGGATGCCAGGAAAGCTCCGCTTGAACCTCTGGAAGGACAAAGGTATGATATTCTGCTGGACATCATCTACAGCCTGAGCTGCACCAATGAGGTCCAGGACTTTATCCGTTAGTGACTTCTTCTTCGCCGTACTCATTGGGGTTTAGTTTGAGGAGAAGAGCACCTACCTCTATACGCTGATTGATGGCTCGGCTCTGTGCCTTCTCGAATAGCGCGAGCATCTTGAGGCGTGCTCCTACGATGGCTGACTTGGGTGTTTCTGCTACGAAGTGGGTGTATACAGGCTGTTCTAGTGGGTCGGTCTCGTTGTAAAGGCAGATGGTAGCCTGATAACCATCGCCATTCTTGATTACGCTTTTTGAAATCTTCATTTGCTTGTTTGTTATACTAGGGTTTGTGTCCAGTCCTCTTCTTCCACGATCATCTCGTCTCCGAGCTCGATCCAGTTGAGGAGGTAGGACTCATGTTTAGGATTCTGTGGTGTGCCTCCGTAGCTGAAGATGAAGTCTTCAAGGCCTCTCAGGTAAGTCCAGTCTCCCCTCAGTGAGTCGACGTACTTCTTGGTAGCCTCGATGATGACCTCTTCCTCAATCTCCCTATTGGGGTCAAAGACTGTACGGAAGTTGGTTAGTGATATTGCTATGTTCGCTGGTGCCCCAGCAAACGGCACTGAGTAGCCTGGCCTCTTCCCTTTCGGGTAGAGCGCCCTTAGCTGTCTAGCTAGCGTCAATTCCTCAGCGCTAGATCGTATCTTACTCATCTTAATATGTGTCTGATGTTCTTGACGTGGTGGTATATGACGCTCTGGAAGTTCATATCTGCATCTACATGGGCTATCACCTTATGCATCTGCAGTGGCTCTATGATCGTCCTAGTACTCCTGTACTTTGATATAGCCTCTCTGAGCGACCATATAGAGATCTGTGGGTATTTCTGTCGGAACGCTCGGATTGAGGAAGAGAGAGAGACTATATTGTCCTTCTTGCCTGGCTTGTAGTGGAAGAGAAGCTCTCTGGCGAGTTCTACCTCATCCATCTCCTTAGAGCCAAACCTCATAGCCTTCCAGATGATAGCGTCAGTCTCAGCTGTTGCAAAGTATGCATCACCCTCCTTGACGATATTCACGATATGCCCTATCTCATTGTAGAGGTGCTCTCCGGTACCCTTAGGTGCCACGAGCATTCTACTACTCATGAGTAGCGCCATCTCCTGGTAGGTGAGCCCTATGCTCTCCAGATAAGCGTCATTGAATATGATTTGTCCGAATGAAATGTCTGTCATCTTGAGTGGTACACTTTCTGGCTATCACCGATAACCTCGAGGGCCGACTTGAGGAAGTCCTCATCTCTGGTATTGTCGATACATAGGATGACCACAAGAGGCTTATCATGTCGTAGGACACGCCCTACCTTCTGAATCACACCCCGCTCCCCTGCATCGAGCTGAGAGATAACACCTACCTCACAGTCGAAGAGGTTGTAGCCTTCCTGTAGCATACCTACAGCGAAGATCTCATCGATCTGTCCATCGTTGAAGTTGTCGAGTATTACTTGGTTGTTGTTCTTCTTAGAGTGGATGCTGCACTCATAGTTGAGAGCGTCAGCCTGGTCTATTGAGGAGACGAAGCATACGAACCTCTTACCCTTAGCACGGATGCGATCAGTGATACTCTTGATTCGCGATGTCTTAATCTCTCCTAGGACCTTCTTACGCTCTATACAAGCGTTAAGCCATACCTGCTTGTTGTACTCTGTAGGCTGCTGGTCGAAGTTGTCCTTAGCCCAGGCTACTCGGCTCTCAATGTAGTCGTAGTACTGCTTCTCCGTACAGCTGATAAGCACATTGGCTGATGGGTTATGCTTCTTAGAGATCCAGAAAAATCTCTTGTCGTACCCAGCCTTGACAGTGAATGGCTTGTCTGGATCTCTGACGACCTTGATAAACTGATTGGCTACCTTGTTGTCAAGGCTAGAGTGCATCACCCAGATCTCAGGCTCCGGTAGCACACCAGACTTAATGGCGTTCTTCAGAGATACCTTGAGCTTCTTGAGTCCCGGCCTAAAGTGTCTGAGGAGAAGGATCTCGTCCTCCTTTAGTGTGGCACTGAGGAAGACAGTATAGGTGGACTTGAGATCAATGAACGCCTCCTTACGCTTGTCGGTGACTAGGTGATGTGCCTCATCAGCGATAATGAGATCGTACTCCTTACCTGCCAGCTTGTGCATAGAGTGATAGCAATAGGTCTCGCATTTTACTCCCTCCTTCCTCAGGAACTTCTCAAACTCCGTTTCCCAGTTCTTGCCGTGACCTACCTCATTGACTAGCAAGAGCACGCTCTTGATGTCTTTGATGCAGTTGATCACTTCGATAGACAGCGCGGACTTCCCAAAGCCTGTAGGTAGGTTGAGGAGGATATGCTTAGCCTTGTTTATCATAAGCAACCGAACTAACGCGTTGCGCATTCCTTCTCTATCCATAGGTGGACCTTTGTAATTCTTAGTTCTTTTCTTCTTATGCTTTGTACTCATGTTACTGATTTTCTTAGATAAGGGGGTGACCTCGTCAGAAGCCACCCCCAATACCATCAACTATAATAAGCACAACTATGTCGCCTTGGCGATACAGCTTGTCAGTAACGACAGGTCAAAGATAAGGATTATTCCTCATCCTCTTCCTCATCGTCGTCTTCCTCAGGGTCATCCCCCCCTGGGAATGGGAACTCTACCTCCATCACATCCTCATCTCCTTCCTCAGCCACTTCGTACATCTCTACACCACTGTAGAGCATACCAAAGGACTGAATCACGAGACCCCACAGCTGAAGCTCCTCAATCCAGATGAAGATGGTCTCTGGGTATCGCTTGGTGATTCTTAGAACATCATAGAGATCTTTGTTTGTGAGGAGACAGGTATAGCATTCATCCTCAGTGTCTGTGACGCGTAGTACTTCTGAGGTGAAGCACTCCTCGCCCATATAGGCACATTCGTCTGTTTCGTTCATGTAGAGTGCCTTGTAGCACGCTACAGTGTTCTGAAGCTCATCGATGATCTTCATTAGGTTGGTCTTCTTGACCTTTAGCTTTCTCATATTTCCTGTGTTGTTAAACGAGATAAGGGCCGATCCTCCCGGACAGACCCTTACAATACTTGACTTGATTCTTAAAATGATTATAGCTCCACAAAGGTAGTGAATACTTTTGGTTCTAGTTTTCGTCTTCGTGGTGATAGTGGATGATTCCAAGGATGACGCTCTCTGCATGATCTCTCTTCCTCATGTCCTTTTCAAGCTCTGACAATAGCTTCTTGATCTCCTCGTTATCTGCGAGGTGCTCCTCTACATACTCCTGTATGTCCTCTAAGTCACTCTGAGCTCTAAGTGCACACTTTAATGCTCTTGTTGTGGCGATGTAGAGGTAGTCGATTTCTTTCTTGTCTATCATAATTGTTGTTATTAGTTGTTGTCTTCCTCTTCGTCGTACCAACAGTCCTCATGTTCTTCTTCGATGATATCCATCATTGCGCCTTGCACTTTAGACATCTCCAGGTACGCATCTTCCAAGTCCTGCATTAGTTCTGCTATCTCCTTGTTTTCTGGCATCTCTTTCTTTATGTAGCTATTCAAACGCCACAGTTTAAGGCTAACCGCGCACTTACATAGAAATGCTTCTCGCGTCAAGCCTACAAGATGCTGAATTTCTTTTTCTTCCATAGTCTTTATTGTTGTTGTTAAATAGTTAGGGGCAGGCCTAAGCCTACCCCTATACTTGTTAGTTTACTGCGTTGTGTAGCCACCACGCTAGGCTTCCTACTACCACAAAGGCTGGTACGATGATAAGTACGAAGAACATAAAGGCGTGGATTAGGTCGATCTTCTTGTCCTTACGCTCCCACATTTCATCAGTGACACCGAAGGAG